GCAAGGGCAGCATCTCTGACGCCCTGAGCTTTGCAAAGGGGCGCTTCAAGGATGATGCAAACCTCCACAAGGCGCTGGAACTGCGCACGCGCATGTCCGCCGAGCAGATCGTCAAGACGGCGGTGGACGTAGGCACCACGACTGACTCCGACTTCGCTTCGCCACTGGTGTAATACGCCAACATGGTGAACGACTTCGTCGATTTTCTGCGCCCGCAGACGATCATCGGCCGTATCCCTGGCCTGCGTCAGGTGCCGTTCGATATCCGCATGGCTCGCCAGACTGCTGGTGCTACCGCGCAGTGGGTGGGTGAGGGTGCTCCGAAGCCGCTCAGCCGTCAGGCCTTCGATGCAATCACGCTGGGCCACACGAAGTTGGCAGTCATCACTGCCATCACCGAGGAACTGGCGCGCTTCTCCAGCCCGTCGGCCGAGGCCATCATCCGCGGCGATCTCGCCAAGGCGGTGGTCGAAGTCATGGATTCGGACTTCGTTGACCCTGACAACGCGGGCTCGGCCAACGTGAAGCCGGCTTCCATCACCAATGGCGTGGCGGCAGCAGGCAGCGGCGGTACTACCGAGGCAAACGTCCGAACGGATGTGAACACGATCTTCGGCGAGTGGATCACCAACAACAAAGGCGTGGTGGGCGGCGTGTGGATCCTGCCCACTGTCGTCGCGATGCGCTTGTCCACGATGGTGAACTCGCTGGGTCAGATGTCGTTTCCGGGAATTTCTGCGGAGGGCGGCACGTTCTTCGGCCTGCCGGTTGTGACTTCTCAGTCCAACGGCCTGCTGAACACCTCGGCCAACGGCAAGATCGTCATTCTGGCGAACGCGCCAGAGATCCTGCTGGCGGATGACGGCCAGGTGTCGATCGATGTGAGCCGCGAAGCGTCGCTGCAGATGGACGACGCTCCGACCAATCCGGTCACGGCGTCTACCGTTCTGGTCAGCCTCTGGCAGCACAACATGCTGGGCATCAAGGCTGAGCGGTTCGTCAACTGGACGAAGGCCCGTTCGACGTCGGTGTCGTGGCTGAACTCCGTCAACTGGGGCGAGTAACCCCAACTACGAGGAGCCTGGGCGACCGGGCTCCTTTTTTCCCGAGGTTTCCATGAAGCTCATCGCGAACAAAGAAATGTACTACGGAGGCAGAACGGTCGTGGCCGACGAGGAGTTCGATTGCGATGAGAAGTTCGTCGATGTGCTCCTGCTGGCGCAGGCAGCACGAAGGGCTGAAGCCGAAAGCCAGCGAAAGAAGCGCGGTTACAAGCGTCGCGACATGACGGCTGAGGCTCCCTAAGTGAAAAAGCAGGTTGCCGCCCTGTTCTATAAAGCGGCCTCGTATCTCGCGCCCATCGGAGGCAGCACGTGGAATTGGTGGCCGCGCGTGCTCGAATCGTTCACCGGAGCGTGGCAGCAGAACGTCACGATCGATCGTCCGACCGTCGTTCAGAACTGGGCGGTATTCTCGTGCGCGACTTTGATCGCCGGTGACATAGCGAAGATGCCAGCGACGGTCATGGACTACGACCGATTGCAGCGGGTGTTCCTTCCCACGTTGAATCGGCCAGTGTTGCGTCGTCCGAACCGGTATCAGACATACGTCGAGTTCATGCGGATGTGGGTATTGTCGTTGCTACTCAACGGCAACACGTACGTCCTGAAGCAGCGTGATGAAAAAGGCTTCATCGTCGCGTTATACATCCTGGATCCATGCCGCGTCACGCCACTGATCACCGAGGACGGCGGCATCTATTACCAGTTGGGCGAAGACCGACTGTCGAATATCGAAGAAAGCATCGTCGTCCCAGCGAGTGAGTTAATTCACGATCGCCTGTGGACGCTGTATCACCCGCTGATTGGTGTATCACCGATCTTCGCGTGCGGAATCTCTGCCATGCAGGGCGCAGCGATCCAGCAGAACAGCGCTCTGTTCTTTCAGAACATGAGCCGGCCGAGCGGAATTCTCACGGCTCCCGGTGCGATTTCCGATGAGACGGCTGCTCGCTTGAAGACATCATGGCAGGAGAACTACTCCGGTGCGAACGCGGGCAAAGTCGCTGTGCTTGGTGACGGCCTCACCTATACCGCGATGAGCATCACTGCCGAAGACTCTCAGCTTATCGAACAGTTGAAGTTCACCGGCGAGATGATCTGTGCGACGTTTCACGTTCCTCCTTACAAACTCGGCCTCGGTCAGATGCCGACCACCAACAACGTGGCCGCACTGAATCAACAGTATTACGACCAGGCTTTGCAGCCGATCGTGGAGAACATCGAGCGCCGACTCAAGGATGGGCTCGAGGTCACGGACCCGTCCGAGGTTTGGCTGGACGAAGGTGTTCTGTTGCGCATGGACCCTTCGACCCGCATGGATTCTCACATCAAGGCCATTAGCGGTGCGCTGCTCGCGCCAAACGAAGCTCGTCGGATGGAGAATTGGGCGCCACAGAAAGGCGGCGACGTTCTCTATTTGCAACAGCAGAATTTTAGCCTCGAGGCATTGGCCAAGCGTGACGCGAAGGATGATCCGTTTGGCAAGTCGGACGCGCCTGCTCCGGCTGCACAGAACACACCAGCGCCTGATGATTCTGAGGAACGCCGCGCGGAGTGGAATCGCAAGGCGATTGAAGCGCTAACGTCGGAGTTGCAAGCCGCATGAACGACCCGGTTGAATGGGCCAAGTCAGTCGCGGCCGCTGTTAAAGAATACTGCGGGAAGGCTATACAGCCGATCTTGGAGCGAGTGACGGCGCTCGAGCAGCGCCAGCCAGAGAAGGGCGATCCGGGAAAGTCGGTAACGGTCGAGGAGGTGGCGCCCCTCATTGAACTGGCGGTCGCGGATGCGGTTGCAAAGATCCCAGCACCTAAAGACGGAAAGAGCGTCACGGTTGACGAGGTGATCCCCGTCATTGCCGAGATAGTTGGCAAAGCCGTCGAATCGATTCCGAAGGCGAAGGACGGTAGTAGCGTCACGGCTGACGAGCTCCTGCCGATTCTTATTCCCTCGCTTGAGGCTAAGGCCACCGAAGTGGCCCGCAAGGCTGTCTCTGAACTGCCTCGCCCGAAGGATGGAGACGATGGCAAGTCGGTTACGCTGGAAGAGGTGCTGCCGACGGTCAAAACCTGGATCAATGCACTCCCGCTGCCGAAGGACGGCAAGTCGGTCACGCTGGATGAAGTGTTGCCGCTGTTCCACCAGGCATTTGATAAGTGGGCCCTCGATTTCGAGCGACGCGCGCAGGACATCCACACACGCCTTCTTGCGTCATTCGACAAGCCAAAAGACGGTGAAGATGGCGACAACGGTAAGGACGGCTTGGGCTTCGATGATCTACGCGTCGAACATGATGGCGAGCGCTCGTTTGCCTTCATCTTCGAACGCGGCGAGCAGCGCAAGGAGTTCACGTTCACAGTTCCCGTCGTGCTTGAGCGCGGCGTGTACAAGGGCGATCGCACATACGAGCGCGGTGATGCTGTGACGGCCGACGGTAGTTACTGGATCGCGCAGAAGGACGCGCCGGCCGGCAAGCCCGGGCAGTCTCCTGACTGGCGCCTTGCCGTGAAGAAGGGCCGCGACGGGAAGGGTTCCTGATGGCGCTCATCACCACTGACCAGGCACTGTTGCAGATCCGCGGTGGCAGCGAGGTTGACGAGGACGAGTTGCAGGAAGTCGTCGATGCCGCTTCGGCGATGATCATGAACTATCTCAAGAGCGCGTCTCCGTACGTGCCGGAACTGGACAGCGGCGGAGATCCCGTCGTCGATAGCAACGACGATCCGGTCTACACAACCACGGTTCGGCCCGAGGTTCAGCACGCCACGAAAATGCTGGTTGGCTACCTGTGGCGGAATAGGGACGAGGGCGGCGAGGGATCGTTCAGGCCCATCTTCGAGCGTGGCTATCTGCCGATGCCGGTGACGGCGATTCTCTACCCGCTTCGTGATCCCGCTCTAGCCTAGCCATGCCCACGTTAGCGGCCGGCAGGCTTCGGCACAAAGTCACAATCCAAGAGCCGAGGCATCCGCAGGACCCGAACACGGGTGAAGTGCGCACGGTCTGGGTGGACTTCGCAACTGACGTTGCCGCGGCGATTGAGCCGCTGAGCGTCCGCGAGTTTATCGCGTCGAGTCAGATGCAGAGCCAGATCACTGCGCGGATCACGATTCGTTATCGCGGTGGACTGACGCCGCAGATGCGCATCCTTCATCCGAGCACGGGGAAGATATATAACCCGGCGGGGTGGCTGGCGGATCCCGACAGCGGCATGGAATACGTGACCGCCCCGTGTAGCGAAGGCACAAATTCGGGAGACTGATTGGATTTCGTTTTGCTCGCTACAGGTCAGTCGGTGACGCCTGATCAGGTTGAGTACGTTCGTGAAGTTCACGAAGCGGGGAAGTGCGGAGCGGTCGCGATCTCCGACATGTACAAGCTGGCGCCATGGGCTGATGCGCTGGTGAGCAACGACAGAAACTGGTGGGAAAACAACCCGGACGCGTCGAAGTTCCAGGGCCGCAGATTCTGCGGTGTGCCTTATCCCGGTGTAGAGCGCCTGGAGCAGACCGGCGAGTTCAATTCAGGGGTGAATAGCGGCCTGCAAGGGATGCGCGTCGCGAGAAATGTGTTCCGCGCGAGCCGGATATTGCTGGTCGGCTTCGATATGCACGGCACTCACTACTTTGGCCGGCACCCGGAGCCGCTGAAGAACACCACGCCGGAGCGGTTTCTGAAGCTCCTGAGGCAGTTCGATGGCTGGCGATTCGGTGAAGTCATCAATTGCACGCCGGGATCGGCGCTGAAACGTTTTCCAATGGGCGATTTGAGTGAAGTTTTACGTTCTTGACACAAGAGATGTATGGCACGCAGCCATCATCAAGTCTGCAAAGGCCCGCGGCTACTCGGCGAAGCGAATCTTCCGCGGCGAGGAAGTGGATGCAGAGGGCGTTGGCTTCATTCGGCCCCATGCCGATCCCGTCGAGCTGAAGAAAAACCAGCGCGACTACGACCTGATGGCTGCTCGCCTGACGATGGTTCAGGACGAAACGCAGGTCAGGCTGTACGAAAACAAGAGCGCGCAGTTCGAACGGTGGTCCGCATGGATGCCGCCGACTTGGCGATTCACGGATCGCGACGCGGCGCTCGCGTTCTGCGAGTCGTCGGCGCTATATCCGCTGGTGTCCAAGGCGGATGTCGGAGCGAGCTCAGTGAACGTCCGCATCCTGCGGGACAAATACCAAGCGATTGCCCACGTGGCGTCACTATTTGGCGCTGGCGTTGAGGTCAATCACTGCTCTGGCAAGGCGCGATCGGTGCAGAAAGGGTACGCACTGCTGCAAAAGTTCATTCCCCACACAGTGACGTGGCGCGTGAACGCTGTTGGAACGAAGCGAGCGGCCTTCCGACGGTATTGCTACCCGGACCGCTCCGTTGCTCAGACCGGCAATGTCGAGCCGGTGACGACTTTGACGCCCCAGGTTGAGTCGCTACTGGACTTTTCCAACAAGTTTCTTGAGATCGCCGACACGAAGTGGTGTGCGATCGATGTCCTGCAGGACGGCGATTCGTGGCGATTGCTTGAAACAAGCCTCGCGTGGCCATGGCCATCGCCGGGCAAATGCAACGACGCGCCATTTTTCGGGACAAATCGGCGCTGGATCGAAATCTTTGACCTGATGATGGACGAACTAGAGGCTGGAACGTGGCAGAAGAAGCACTAGCAGTCGCCGACCAAATCGCAGCACGCCGCCCGCTGTGGAGTCGGTTCCTGGCACGCGTGTTTGTCTTATACATAGTGATCAACATGGCTC